AAATGCATACGTCACGTGCACAGGTTAGTATCACCTCTCATACTAAAAGAGTTTTCATACAATCTAATAGACTGACAAGCACACAAAGTATTTACACTCTATATCTCGCACTCCACAAACGCAGTTGTTCAGCATACGACAAAGCCATGTGTTTAATTCCAACAAGATTCAGGGCAACATCAAATTTACTACGCCAATAGTTGTAAACCTGAATGCCATGAAAATGCAATTCATACAAAGCATCATCCACATTCAAGCACACCTGCTCTACTGGATCATTGCCTGTTCTCACCCAATTCACCATCTCCACAATGTCATCTACATTACGGAGTGGTACATGTACGCCGTGCTTTTCTGACCATTGCCACCGCCTTTGCAAAAATGTTACTTCACTCTGCTCTTCATAAATCCCCATGACTGCATTCTTCTGTGCTGGAGTCATCTTCATTCCAATACGTGCCATTTCTTCTGCAAGAGATAGCTGATTGAACCAAGATGCTCGCGGATGCACGGTTGCTATATTGTCATCCCCATATGAGCACAATGAAACACATCGTCTCATCTGCTCAGGACTCGCTAACAGCGGGTCCTCTCTTCTTGCCACTTGCGTAAAGCAATAGCGATAGAGTACAGAGACCAATATAGAGTTCAAGATCGCTGTCATGGGTTCTCCTGAAGGATGAGTTCTATTCATTTGCCAAACATCGTTATATATGATATAACGAGGTTCAGCAACACAAGCAAACAATGCTTCCATCTTATATGAATTCTCGCGTCCCAAAATATCAAACACTTGCTTCACAACCGAAAACACAGACCACATCATCTGACTGGATATAGTCTTGTCAAAGGCCTTGAAGTCAAGTGCCATCCACTTTGAGCCGTGAGTCTTCATTGAAGACAAAAGCATTTCCCACTCAAGTGAATACACATCAATTCCAATTGCATGCTCCAATTGTTTCCGATGCTTCATGTATGCGGCAGCAAATCGCAAGAAATACTGTCGAAACCTGATAACATGAGCCACATTTGAAGCAGCAAACACTCGAGTTTTTCCAGCTGCCACTTTCTCCAAAGAGCGACGTTCATCTTTAAGAGTACATACAAAATACACTTCAGGGATCCGGCGTTGTTCAAGAGCTGAGTCAATTTTGTTCAACTCATTTCTCAACAAACCATCTCCAATTGTTGCATTCGGCAGTTCTCCTTCAAACAAATGCCGCTTTCCTGATCCCGGTGACATCTTGGACAAAGGAAATCCAGGCGAAGAC